ATTGGCCACATCGTTTGCCCCAATCCCACAAGATGCCAAAAATGAAACCCCTATACCACATACTGCTATCCAGAGAAACATTTAGAGTATTCAGGGAAGAAATTCCTCAGGTTTATACACAAGCTGTTCAACAGTCTCAGCCAGTGAACTCAGAGCTTCATTCAATAGGACCAATGAAGGCAAAACGAGGTAAATATTGGTCTGGAAACATTTCTCGCTTTTTATCAGTATTTGTTTTTTTCAAATCTTTTAGTTCATTCTTAATTTTATCGAAATCATATCCAAAACATTCTTTACATAATGCTCTCGGTCCTCTGTGAAACATTGGAGAATAACGTATTTGTTCACAATTGAAACACTTTACCTTTTGATTCCAATTGTCATTACTTCCAACTTTATATGGCAAGTGAGGAATATTCTCAAGCCATGGTTCATTATTTACCAAATCTGTACATGGTATACAATAATGTTTACGCTGACATTCAAATAATTCTGGCTCTTTACAATATCTGTCTGAATTTACTATATCATCTGCTAATATTTCAAACCAAGGTTCTGGTCTACAATTTGACGTTGTTCTATGTGTATTAAGAACTTCAAATATGTATCTGACTTTACCGCCGTTTAAAACCGCTACATCTGCTACATAACCATCTCCTCTATATTCAACTTTTACACTATCCCCATCTTTGTATTCGATGTCAACCGAAAATCCAGGATCATCACTCATAGTTTCGCATTTTCTACACATCCAAAATATTTCTTTCAGTATCCTCTTTTCAAGAGCATCCGCAAGTATATATTTTGCCAACTTGTGTATCTCACTTTCACCTGGATGATTATAATAGTTACAGCCACTATTATTATCAACTTTATGAGCAAAATGTGGTATACGAATATTACCCTTTCTAAGTATAGCTATTTTATTACATTCTGGACAAGTATATTTTATATTTTTTTCAGCATTTTTTGGTAGTATATACTTACCATTTAACAATGCCCCAAGTGGGAATTTCATTTGATATATTTATTTCGCAATCTTTAATTAATAAACTCCTCAGGTTTATACACAAGCTGTTCAACAGTCTCGCCGTGAACAGTGTCAAGCGTCACGAGGGTCTCAGCCAGTGAACTCAGGGCCAATTTGAAAGTTGAGAGCTCCTCGAGAACCTCACCATACACCTGATGAACAAAATACTGAACCTCCTGGTCAACCTGAGACTTTAAAAAGTCACCCGGATCATCATCAATCGCAAAGTTTCCAATGGATGACGAAAATCCAAAGCTCTCAAACATCTGATAGGCAATCTGTGTAACCTGCTGGAGGTCAGCAGCTGCACCGGTTGTGATACCGGTCATCCCATAAATGAGTTCCTCGGCAGCCCGCCCACCCAGGGCAATCTTGATTTGATTCCTTAGGTCAGTCCGCGACGTCATAGAGCCATCATCATTTGGTATAAATTGTGTAAAGCCACCTGCATCACCCCGTGGGAGGATGGTCACCTTGCCAACCTTCTGCCCGCAAAGCACCCCCATAATGGCGTGGCCAGCCTCGTGATAGGCAATCAGCCGCTTGGTGTCCTCGTCAACCTCGCGAATCTTTGGGAGTCCAATAGTCACCTTTTCATACGAGTTGTCAATGTCAAGGCGCGTGATGCCGGTTCGGCCATTTCGGGCTGCATAGATGGCAGCCTCATTCATCAGGTTCTGAAGCTCGGCACCACTGAAGCCGACTGTGAGCTTTGAGAGGTCGTCTAGTGTCACACCCTCGGCAAGCTTCTTGTTCCTGGAATGAACCTCCAGGATCTTCTTGCGCCCACCACTGTCTGGAAGGCCAACCGTAATCTTGCGGTCAAAGCGCCCAGGGCGAAGGATTGCCGGGTCAATGACATCTGGGCGGTTTGTAGCCCCCAAAACTATGATGCCCTGATTCTCCTTGAAGCCATCCATCTCGGTCAGGATCTGATTAAGTGTCTGCTCCCGCTCGTCATTGTTGTTGCCAATTGGTGAGGGGCTACGGGACTTGGCAATGGCGTCAAGCTCGTCAATAAATACGATACAGGGGGCATTCTCGCGGGCAAGCTTGAAAAGCCCTCGGACCCTGGCGGCACCAAGACCCACAAAGAGTTCAATGAACTGCGAGGCGCTCGTGGCAATAAATGGAACACCAGCCTCACCAGCGATAGCCCGAGCCATTAGGGTCTTGCCAGTCCCAGGTGGGCCCGAAAGGAGGCACCCAGTTGGCACCTTGGCACCAGCCTCCATAAACCTTTCTGGAGTCTTCAAAAAGTCTACAATCTCCTTGACCTCGTTGAGCTCCTGCTCAATCCCAGCAACATCATCGAAACGGGTCTCTATGTCCTTGACAACCTCAAACTCCTTCTTTGACCCTGGTATCGCCGGGGGCTTTGGGGCGTTTCGCATCAAGAATAGAATAAATGCCCCAACAAGAATGTACGGAAGAATATCCTGTATAAAGTTCATTGGTGGATTGGCAATCTGAATATTTACGGCGTGGTCACGGAGCTCCTTGATGAACCCGTCGTTGATGACAACCTTTGCTGTATCCACAACCCCAGACGAATCAAGAAATCGTATCTCGGGTGAACCCGGAAATAGTGCAACATCTGTAACGTCCCCATTGTCAACCCTTGTCAAAAAGTCGGTGAAGGTTGTTGCTCGTCTCCAACTGCTTCGCAGTTGTTTCTTTCTCCAACAACCCGCAATAGGCCTGTTCAACCGCAAGCAGCTCATTTATACGGATATGTAGATTTTTAGCTTTAACATATATCGCAGACGGCAATAAAAAGTGGGAGCATTGTATAATAAATGTTTAATTGTTTTAAACCTAAAAGGGTGGCGAATGAACCCGCTACTGTTATCCTCGACCTGGATTTCAGGGTTACAGGTTGTACCGAAGCATTCACAAGACTGACAGGGTACACCTTAGAATGCCTAAAAGGTGAATGTGTGTCTAAACTCATGACATACTTTGTAAAAATAACACACGAAAAACTTTTTTGAGAGACTCAGGAATTCTAAAAAGATTGAAACTTTTAAAGCGCTCGATACAGAGATTGAAGTTATGAGAAAGATGCGATTTATCAACATAGTGACATTTCACGAAAACGTTATCAAGTGTAGGATCGACTTTTCATATGACTGTGTAAACATCTTCATCAAATTTGAAAAGGTAACAAGTCTTCATTCCCCTCATATAGTTGACAAGACTCTCTTGGCACTTGTGAATGATGAACCAAGATTCAGTGTTGGTGAATACAATGACTATATATCAATACTTTTTGATGTAAAAGATTCAACAAGACTCGCCCAAGAATTTGATCCAAAACAGATTGCCGAGATTTATCACACTTTGATAAAAATTGTAACTGACAAAATTAATAAAAAATATACTCCATACACCAGGATTCACGAAACCTGTGGTGATTCAATATACATTTATGTAAAACCTTGTGAATCTCAACATTCTATGGCACTGCTTCTAGCTATGGAATCATCTCGTTTAATGAATCGTTACCTATCAAAGTATAATACTCATATACGTTGTGGTATGGACATAGGCGACTTATCTGGCGGTATTATTGATGGTAGAACCTTCCGTATGTTTGGTAAAAGTATAAATTTGGCACAAAGACTCGAGAGTGTGTGTGGGGAGTGTGAGGTTGTCATCTCTCAAGGCATATTTGCAAATTTACAACCAGAAGATCAGTCTAAATTTACGACGCATATGAGTGAATTGAAGGGGTTTGGTGATGTGAGCTATTACAAATGCAATACGACCACAGGTTTGAAATTAACAAGTAGAGCAAGTTTCATAGAATCACCTGAATTTACATCAACCAAGCAGTTGCTTAAAACATAGGACACATTAATATCCAGAAATGGACCCACTTCGTGTGAAGCGTTTCAGTGATGTTGCCACTCTACCTACTCGAGGAACGGGGGGTGCGGTGGGATATGACCTCGCTTGTATTGAGGACTTTGTTTTGGATACTCAGTCGCACACTCTTGTTTCTACTGGTCTTGGATTTCAACTACCACGTGGGGTGTATGGGCGCGTCGCTCCTCGTTCTGGCCTTACTGTGAAGCACGGCATCCACATTGGTGCCGGGGTTATTGACCCTGATTACGTTGGTGAGGTCAAGGTTGCAATGTTCAACCTGGGGCTTCAGCCCGTAGAGTTCAAGAAGGGTGATCGGATTGCCCAGCTCATCTTGGAGCGGTGCGAGGTTCCAGATGTTCTAGAGGTTGATACGCTCGTGTCAACTTCTCGTGGTGAAGGTGGCTTTGGGTCAACAGGCAATTAATATGTGTGAGGCGGTTTTGAAAAAAATTTTAAAATGTTTTGGTATTACTATATGAGGAAAGATCCAAACGCTCGTCAGAATGTGACAATGGGTGGTGCCTATCTTGCGGCTGGGGCTGGCTCGGGTGTCTTGTGCCCTCCTGGTGACAACTCCTTTGTGTGTCAGATAAAGAGACTTGTCGCCACTGTTCAGGGTGTTGTTTTCCTGTTGGGCTTTTTGTTTTTGATTTATTATCTTTGGGTCAATCGTAAAAGCATCTTTTAGGTGCTGCTTTTTTTATACAAGAAATGGGAGCAATCGATGTTGAATAGTTTAAATCATACACATTCTGGTTCGCTTCCACAGGCATCTTGGTGTCCCTTAATATCTAAAGTATTACTACCACCTGCTACAATCAACGGCATCATTTTGAAGAAGACAAGTATTTTTTTACATAAAAGCTTGAAACCCTAGACATCTAAATGGCGTTCATCCATTTCCTGTTGGACCGCTCTGGGTCAATGGAAAGCTGTCTCAAGGACACAATCGGTGGGTTCAATGCGTTTGTTCGCGAACAGGCGCCCACATCTACATTGAGCCTGTACCTGTTCAACAACACATTTGAAATCGTCTACGAGAACAAGAAGATTAAGGATGTTGAAAAGCTTGACTTCCGCCCACGGGGTGGCACAGCCTTGTTAGATGCTATTGCCCAGACGATTGAGCAGGTTGAAAAGAACAACACTCAGCGTTGGGCTGACCTGGATGATGTTGGCAACGTCATCGTGATTCTGACGGATGGTGAGGAGAATTCAAGCACCAAGTACACAAAGGGTGAAATAAATGACATGATTGCCACAAAGAAGGCACAGGGTTGGAAGTTTGTGTTCCTGGGTGCAAATCAGGACGCCATCAAGAATGCTGTGGACATGGGCATTGGTCGCGACGCTGCTATGGACTTTGACACGGCTAATGTGGGTGAGGTTATGCGTTCGGCTTCAAGTGCCCTAAGCCGATGTGTCACTGGTGAAACTCAGGATATTGTTTTCACCAATGAGGAGCGCTCGCAAGTAATCTAAAAAGATTGTGCTACATTAATTTAAATGGATCCCCAGCCTCGCAAGAAGCAACAGGCCAAGGAGAAGAAAAAGTCAAAGGGGCCAAATGTGTATTCAGGAAAGCACATTAGACAAACAAATCACCACCAGCCCAGCGCACCTGCTTCGGTAAAGAAAGATTCTTTAACAAAGTGTGATTTTTATTAGTTGACAACTTATTTATTATCTTTCTAAACTCAGCTTCTGTGTGGAATTTTCTATTTCCCGCACCAACACCTGTATAACGCGTTTAATTTTATTATAATTGCCTTCAGCGCCGTCTCAAACCAGAATCAGAAAGATACGCAGCATCCTTCGAAATACCCTCCTGCTTCAAGATGCTAACACGAGCTGAAAATGCTGCCTTTCTATAACGATTTATAGCGATACCAACAGCACCACCACCTGCAAGAACCATACCATACATTTTGGGGTCCATTTTGCGCGCAAATCCAAAGTGATATGCAATCACAAAAAGAAGCCCATAATAAAAAAATGCTTCAACATCTGATAGCTCACCAGTCTTTAGATTAAAGTTGAGTGTCTCGAAAAAGTTGGCCAGTGTGTTAAACATTTTTGATTACTAAAGGCGAACATTTTAATTGCTAAAGGCAACACCAGCCATACCCTTCTTAATTCTAAGGATGTTGTAGTTCACGGCGTACACCCTGTGAAGGGCGTTACCACCTGTTGGGTTTGAAACCGTCAGCTTGGCTGTGTCAATACGCGAAAAGTTAAGTGTGCCAGTTGGCTGGCACTTGCCAATGTTGAGACAGAAAGGCCAGGTGAATGTTGGCTGCTTGTTGAGTGTGTCGTCTGGGAGGGCCTCGCAGTGCATCTCGTGGACCACGTTGTGGTGGTATGTGTTGGAGGTTGTGTCAAACAGTGTGGTGCCGTTGATGTAGAAGGATGAATCCTTAAAGCTGTACTCACTTGCCCAGCTGGCACCAGCAGCCTGACCCGAGACCAGGTGAACCGCCTTGACTGGGTGGTTGAAATAGGTCAGGTCAAAGTCGGTATCTGTGCTGGAAGCCAGTGTGTGCTGAACCTGCTCAATGAGCAGCTCGTGGTCGGTGTTTGCAAAAAAGTCGCGCTCTGCGGTGTCAAGGTAGATAAAGTTTCCCCACACTTTTGGTGTCGAGCCGGCTGTGAAGCCGTTGCGGCACTTGATGCGAATCTCAACCTCGTGGTACTGGAGGGCAACAAGAGGCAGGCTCTTTGTCCACTCCTCGCAGAAGAAGAATGGCAGCATCAGGTAATCCGGTGCGCCGGAATAGCCCAGGGAGTTGGACTTGCTTGTGTTTGTGGTGCCAGCGCACGAAACCCGAGCCTGATTGCCGCGGTAGAGAAGCTCGTGGACACCCTGGAGATACAACGAATCAAAGGTCACAACCTTCTGACCACCAATATACAGGTGGAACTCGAAAAGGGTTGAATCGTTATCCTCGATGATGCTTGCGTTGTTTCTGTTGTCAGCCTTGTCATTGATGCCTGTAGCCTCAATCCACAGGTAGCTGAGGAGGTCACCCTTTGAAGGGATCTTTATAGTCACCTCATTGTTTGCCGCAAAGGTGCCAATGTAGTTGAGCTCCTCTGGGCGCATAGCAAAGTTTGTGTGGCGCTTGTAGTTCTGGCGGAAGAATGACACCTGTGGCTCACCGGTTATGTAGGCATCCTGAACACCCTTTGAGACGAGATCGACCAGTGCCCCTGACATCTTTTATATAAAACTGATATTAAAAATTACAGGCGTTATATACGCAATGGTGCTGTTTCAGGCTCTCTCGTGGGAAGCTCGAGATGGGGACGATGAATACCTTATTAGCATATTTGGCAGGGCTGCGGATGGCAAGTCGGTCTGTGTAACCACGCCATTCAAGCCATACTTCTTTGTAAAGGTTCCCCCGAGGACGAGTGACAGCTTTTTGTTCCAGAAGATTCAAGATGCGTGTGGTGGTGCTGCTGAGAGCTATGAGCCTGTAAAGTCCAAGGACCTTTGGGGATTTCAGAACAATGCAGAATTTCCCTTCATGAAGTTGAACTTTGCAACTCTTGAAAATATGAAAAAGTGTGATCGCAAGCTCAGCCGTCCTTTGAAGGGTGATACCTATGCTATGAAGGTGTACGAATCAAATGTCGAGCCAATGCTCCGGCTGATGCACCGGTCCGGTATCCAATCAACCGGCTGGCTTGAGACTGGTGACAACTGTGTCCGCTCGCACCTGGCCAACGTTGACATTGACCTGTTCTGTAACGACTGGAAAACCCTCAAGGCTGATTCAAAGGATGGGAACGCACCCTTCATTGTGGCTTCATTTGATATTGAAACCTATAGCTCTACTGGAAAGTTTCCTGAGGCTGACATTGAGGGTGACCAGTGCTTTCAGATTGCCTTTACACTCAAGCGCCTAGGTGAGTCTGAGTTGTATGACAAGACCTGCCTATGCTACAAGAAAACTGATACCAACCTGGAGGGTTGCAATATCATCAACTATGAGACTGAGCGAGACCTGATTATGGGCTTCAAGGAGTACCTTTTCAAACACGACATTGATATTATGACTGGTTGGAATATCTTTGGATTTGATTTGGAGTACATCTACAAGCGTGCAATCATCTGCAAGTGCCCTGCGAGTTTCTTTGAGCTTGGAAAGTTGAAGAACCAGCGTTGTGATTTTGTCTACAAGAAGCTTTCATCAAGTGCTCTGGGTGACAATCTGATGAAGTTGCTGCCAATGACCGGTCGGTATATCTTTGACCTGTTTCACGAGGTGAAGCGCGAGAAGAAGCTTGACAGCTACAAGCTTGATTTTGTTGCCGAGACATATCTGGGTGACCACAAGATTGATATGTCTCCAAAGGAGATGTTTGTTCGGTTCCGTGAGGAGGATCCAGTCAAGCTCCGAGAGGTTGCCGAGTACTGTATCAAGGATACCATTCTCCCTCACCGCCTTTTGGACAAGCTCTGCATCCTGCTAAACCTGATTGAGATGGCCAAGGCGACGTGGGTTCCTTTGTCCTATCTGTCGGAGCGCGGTCAGCAGATCAAGGTGTTCAGCCAGATGGCTCGGAAGGCTCGGGAGCTTCGATATATGATTCCAACCATTCGCTGGGGCAAGATTGTGAGTGATAGCTACGAGGGTGCAACAGTTCTGGATGCTCAGGCTGGTGCCTACTACACCCCAATCACAGCCCTAGATTTTGCGGGTCTGTATCCGTCTATTATGATGGCGCACAACCTGTGCTACTCAACGTTGGTTATGGATCCCAAGTATGAGAATGTTCCTGGGGTTGAGTATGAGAGCTTTGAGATTGGGGAAAAGACCTACAGGTTTGCTCAGAATGTGGACAGCCTGTTGCCCTCGGTTCTCAAGGAGCTCAAGGCTTTCCGTAGCCAAGCCAAGAAGGATATGGCAAGGTCTACAGGTGTTATGAAGGATGTCTACAATGGCAAGCAGCTCGCCTACAAGATTTCTATGAACTCGGTCTATGGCTTCACCGGTGCTGGAAAGGGTATGCTCCCCTGTGTTCCGATCGCCTCAACTGTTACGGCAAAGGGTCGCAGTATGATTGAGGAGACCAAGAACTACGTGGAGGCAAACTTTGAGGGTGCCAAGGTGAGGTATGGGGATTCTGTAACTGGTGATACACCACTCCTAATCAAGCTGAGTGATGGTTCTATTCATACAAAGCGGATAGATGAGCTTACCAATGAGTATCACTATGCTGATGGTGGTAAGGAGTCATTCCCAGGCAATTATGAAGTCTGGACTGAAAATGGATTTACACCTGTTGAAAGAGTCATCCGCCACAAGACTACAAAGAAGATATTCCGCGTTCTTACCCATACAGGTGTTGTGGATTGTACTGAGGATCATAGTCTCCTAGACCAAAATGCATCTATGATTAAACCAACTGATGTCACTGTCGGTACAAAGTTGCTTCATGGTAACACACTTGATGCGTTTGATTCTATTGATATGACAGTTGATGTTGATGAAGCCAAGGTTATGGGTTTCTTCTTTGGAGATGGTTCGTGTGGTCATTATGGGAGTAAATTCACTTGGGCTCTCAACAACTCAAACCTTGATTATCTTATTGAGATGCAGGGTCTGTGTCCATTTGATACGAAAATATATGACACCCTGGAAAGCAGTGGTGTGTACAAGTTGAATGCGTGTGGCGATGTCAAGGATTATCGCAACCTGTTCTACAACGAAGCAAGGGAGAAGATTGTGCCATCTTGTATCCTTAATGCACCTATTGAAGTTGTTCAAGCGTTTGTTGATGGCTATTATATGGCTGACACAAGGATGGATTGCAAGGGTAAGCAGGGTACAATGGGTCTTCAATTATTGGGTAGACGTCTTGGTTACAATGTAAGTCTTAACACGCGCGGAGACAAGCTAAATGTGTTTAGACAGACCTGGACGAAATCTACACAGAGAAAGGATCCAACCATAATCAAGAAGATTGAGTATCTTGGCGAGACTGAGCAGTATGTGTATGATTTGACGACTTCATCACATCATTTCCACGTTGGTCCAGGTGAGTTGATAGTCCACAATACTGATTCAGTGATGGTCGAGTTTGACACCGCTGGTATGTCTCCCGAACAAGCCCTAGAGCACAGTTGGAAGCTTGGTGAGCAGGCTGCTGAGCAGTGCACCGCCCTTTTCAAGAAGCCCAATGATCTTGAGCTTGAAAAGGTTTACTATCCGTATTTCCTCTACAGCAAGAAGCGCTACGCGGCCAAGCTGTGGACAAAGGGTAAGGATGGCAAGATGAAGATGGATTATATTGACATCAAGGGGCTTCAGGTTGTGAGGCGTGACAACACTCCACACGTCCGCGAGGTTTGTACGGAACTCTTGGACATCATCTTGGAGTCCAACAACCCAGACGCAGCCATTGCCTTGGCGAGGCAGCGGGCTGCTGAACTTGTTGGGGGTGAGGTTCCTATGGAAAAGTTGATCCTTTCGCAAAAGTTGGCAGACACTTACAAGAGTGACAATATGGCACACGTTCAGGTTCGCAACAAGATGCGTGAGCGTGAGCCCGGATCGGAGCCTCAGTCTGGTGACCGTGTTCAGTATGTTTTGACCGACACGGGCAACAAGAAGGCTAGGGCGTTTGAAAAGTCTGAGGACCCCAAGTATGCCAGGGAGAACAGTGTGCCTTTGGATTATCAGTACTACCTGGAGAACAAGTTTATGAATCCAGTATGTGACCTGCTGGAGCCTTTGGTTAAAAACCCCAAGGAGGAAATCTTCAGCAGCATGCTTCCAAAGAAAAGGACGCGAAAGGCGAAGGAGGAATCCTCCATCAAAAATATGTTTAAAAAATTCGAGCAAAATAACACTAAGGATGAGTGAGCAGCTCATAGAGCTGTTTGAAGCCGAGGTTGAGAAACGCGTCAATGAAAAGATA